ACTTATCACTACCATTGGCGAAGAAGACTTTAAAAAGTACGCGATGGAAAAAGGGGGCTTGACCATTAAAGGTGGAGTAAAAGCTATTCGCACTGAAGTAGATTTAGCAGAATCTATGGAGGCCACCGCTCAAGAAATTAAAGGTTTAGTTGGCGAAGGTAAAGGTATAGCCAAAGGCCAAGAAGATAGGATTGCTAAAAAAGTAGAAAACCAGTTAGCCCGTTTAAATTTAGATACTGGAAAGACCAAAACTACCCGCACGGTGTACAAGGACTTAGAATTTTCTATTGCTAGAGACAATGAAAGCGAAGCTAAGGTCAACAGTTCGTTTATTACTTCTGGTCAATATAGTGGGAAAGACTACAAAAATTTAAGTGTCGTTCAAATGAATGACGGTCACATGTACATTAACGACCCTAGAGTTGCTAAGGATGGTAAATTAATACCTTTACCTGAAGAGCTTGCAGGTGGAGTAGTTCAACGGACTACTAGGCAAGAAGATATTACATGGGGTAGTGAGGCAGAGCAATTAGGCAGAGAAATTGCTTCTGTACATTCCGACACTAAATCTTTTAAAGCTTTGAAAGAAGCCGCAAACATAGCGCACAGTGGATTAGTAGGCAACAGAGATGTTTGGAACAATATATCTGAATACGGCCTTGACCCGTCTATATACGGTGCGGGTGTCACTCTGTTTGGAAGTTTTGTAAAACGAATTGAAACTGAAATTGAGGCTATCGACGCGGTTATTGATCCGAACGATGATACGGATAAAGATCGTTCAAGCCAAGTAACTTCTGCAAATGCGTTTATTAAAACCAACAAAAATTCTACGGATGCCGCAGTTAAGGCTAAAGTATTTAAGAGCCAAGTATTTTTGGCGGCGGTACAGAAGGCTCAAGCGGATGGAGAGAGCCGTCCTTCTGACATGGACATTGCTCGCCGTATGGATTTATTCAGCGCAAGCAGTATTGATGAATTTTACAGTAAAGCTGAAGCTTCCTACAGAGACTCTCAGAAGAAGTTTGATGCCGCTATGGGTGCGTTGAAAAATCCCGGGTCTAGCTCATTTTATGCGGAACTACAGAGACTTAAAACTTCTGGTGAAGCAAGACAGCAAGGAGCCGCAAAATATCTTGAAAGTGTTTACTTTGCAGAATTCTCTACTCCTGATGAAGGGTATGTCCCAACTATGCTAAAGGGGGAAAGGGTTAAGTCTGAAGTAACTACTTCATCTGAAGGGGCGCAGACTATATCAGTACAGTCACCTAAAAATCCAGACGTAAAATTAGACATCGTAGGTGACCAAGTCACTGTTACATACAAAGGTCAAACAACAAATGTGTCGCTCGATGACGCTTACAAGCAGGGTCATATCGATGAGACAACATACAAAAGAATTAAAGGTAATCAATAATGGCAGTATCTATCGATGAAATGATTCGCATGGCAGATGAAGAGAAAACATCTAAGCCGTTGTCTATTGATGAAATGATTCGTATGGCGGATGAGGCAGAACAACCAGAGCCTACTCCTGAGCCTGCCCCTGAGCCTGCACCGCAAGAAGATGCTGTTACTACTGTAGAAATACCTGAACAGCCTACCGCGCCCCCAGAGACTGTTTCTACTACTGTAGAAAACTTGTACTACAATCCTGATGATCCTATAGCACAAAAGATGCTACAAAAAGAAAAAGCGGCTAGGGATGTTCTACGCATGAAGGGCGTACCTAGTGGAGTTTCAGAAGGGGACATAAAAATTCCGTTTACTGATGCTACCCTTTTTAGTTATGAGGTAGAGCAACCCGGGCCAACTCAAGATCAAATAACTCAAGCAGAAAAAGATTTAGCGGAAGTTACGGCGTATAAAGAATCTATCTACGGCAATATCCAAGGTGAAAATGTTACTGATGTAGGTATAGGTAAAGTAGTCCTTAACCCAGATGGTACCCGTCAGTTTGTGCCCGGTCCGGGTTCTACAGAAATAAGCCAGACAATTCTAAAGTCAGTGACGGACACCGCTAGAGGATTGCTCTCTATTCCTGAGTGGGTCTCTGGTCAAAAGAATATGCAATTAGAAGAGATGGTGCCTGAAGTTGCAGTAAGTAGCCCTTCAGCGGCGGCTATTTCTGAAGTTATACAGTTAACATCAGGAAGTCTTTTTGGCGTAGGTCTTGCGGGAAAAATTAAAAAATACACAGACATCGTGGCTAATAATAAATTAGTTAATGCATTTTTTAAGGAAGCCGGTGAAGTTGCGGAAAGCTTCCTGACACCTAGAGGTAAAAAAGTTTTAGAGTCCACAGCTAAAACGACAAGTTCTGTATTCCCTAAAGGTACAGTATCTGGTGCCGCAGGGGCGGCGGCTGTTGCCGATGATGATGTATCCACTTTCTTTTTTGGCGAACCGGGTGCAACTGTAGGCGAAGTTAAAACTGCAGTGCTTAAAGATACGCTATTGTTTGCGGGGTTATTTGGGACAGCTATCACTGGTGGTAAAAAGATAGGAGAAAACGTGCCACAACTTAATGTTGGGTACAATTTAGTTAAGAATGGTTTCCTAGGTCTTTTTGGTGCAGTCAACCCCGGTAGCGCAGAAGAGCGAGTTATTCAACGTCTTGGCGAAATAGTCTATGATAATTCCAAGCGATTAAAAGATGCGAAGACTGCAGAAGAAATTGTTGAAATTCATTTAGAAAACTTTGAAGAAGTCAGAAAAGCATACTCTAAGGCTAACAATGGACGCAGTTTTGATGATCTACTTGCGGGATTAGACGAATCCAAAATGGGTGACGCAACAGTACCTGAAATTATAGGTGACACTGCGTTAATCCGTTTGTATGAAGCGTTAAGAGCAACCAAAGGCGCAAAGGAAGCGGACGCTCTTTTACGTGAACGATTAGGTGCCGCAGAGTTTGCTCGCATGGAAGAGCTTGTTGCAAGGACATCTCAAACAAAGACAGGCCTTGCTCCTGAAGGTTTAGGCGCAGGGGAAAAAGCAAAGACTCAGATTGGGCGTAGAGTACAGGCAGAAATGGAAGCCTTACGTTCTAGTAGGGAAACTGGCATAGCAGGTGTTAGAGCAGAGACCGGAGAGAGGCTGTCTGAAATTGAAGCCAGAAAGTTAGCTGAGTTAGAAAAAGTTGAAGAGGGCGTAACTGAAGCAATCCAATTAGAAGAGCGTACCGCACAAACATTAGGTCAAGAGCTAGATAAGTCCCCAATATCTAAACGTAATTTAGAAGATTTAAATAATCAGATTGCAGATGACGGTGCCGCTACTCCTATTAGTAATATTTTAGAAGCAGACATAACCACAAAGAATTCACTAGGAGATGCTAAAACTGCGGCACTAACAGGTATTTCTATACCAGAGGATGAAGCATTAGCAATTGTACAAGATTTGCTCACTGCGTATTCTTCTCGTTCTTTAGTAAGGACTGCAGAGGATGCTCAAGCCGCAGGGAGAGAGCTTTCTTACTTTATACGACAGTTTTCTGAAGGCTCCTCTGCAGTAGGGACTGGCTCTAAAGAGGAAGTATTACGTCTCCAAGAACTATTGGATATCTTAGATAAAGGCGAAGTAGATCCTGTTACATTAGGTAAATATTCTCTAGAGATAGCGGACCTTACAAAGCGAGGAGTGAAGATTCCTAAAGAAGGTGTTGCAGATGAAGCACTTGAAGAAGCAGGTGAAGCACTTCCTCCTCTTACAGCAAATGATCTTAGCGAAATTATTAGTGCAACTAAGGCTAGAGCTAGCGAATTAGGAAAGCAATCCGTAGTATCCCCTGTAGGTAAACAGCAGTTATCAAACCAATCTAAGGGGTTGAGAGCATACGCACAAAGGTTGGAAACTAAATTAGATGATCTACTAGCCAATAACCCGGAAGCAAAAGAGGCAGTAGACAACTTTGATATCTTCTTCAGAGATTTTAAAGAGCGTTGGAGAAACGAAACCGGTAAAGATTGGCAAGTCTCTATTATTGGTTCTAACACTGTGGTTGACTCTGCGGCAACTACCGACAAAATACTCAAAGTATTTACTAATCCGAGAGCTACCGAAAAAGATATTGCTTTAATTTCACAGATGCTGTCTAAGATGCCTGCAGACGGGCGAGCTTCTTTTGTTGGCTCTATGGGTAATCGTATCCTAGGAGACTTTGTTTCTAAGAATGGATTAGTCGTGGAGGAGTTAGGTGCTAACACAGTAGGATCAGCGGCTAAAGTACTAGATAGGGTAGATAATTATTTATTGACTAATGCTCAATTTGAAAAAGTAATGCCCGGTGTATTTAATCGTTTACGGCAAGTACAACAAGATTTACGTAATGTGGTTGCCCCTGCCCAGTCTGCTCAAAAAACAAAGACAGCGGTAGAGAAACAAGCACCAAAGACGAAGCGACAAATAGAGAGTGAAGCAAAGTTAGAAACTAAAAAACTAACAGACGCTGAAAAGGATGCGGTTGCCTCTATTAATTTACAGTTTAACGAAGCAATGGATGAATTTAAGAATACATCCTTGATAGCTCTTACCAAGAGTGACTCTCCGGGTCTGTACATTAAAAGGATGCTAAAAGATCCAGAGAGGGGCTTTACTAACTATAAAACCCTGTGGGATAAAGCGGCACAAATTGGAGAGAAAGGTCCTAGCGGGTTAACCAAGACGCAAGAAGCATTACAAGAATCTGCCATCTTTGGTCTACTTGATGACGTACAGCCTGTTTTAAGAGAAGAGCTAGAACAGTTCCCATCATCTTTACAAACATTTGTAAACGCGATGCAAGAAGAATTATCTGTAGCAGGTAAAATTCTTAACTTAGGATTAAAAGGTAATCCAGAGGCTAAAACAATTTTGTCTAACCTAGAACGTTCTCTTGTAAACTACAGGAAATTAAAGGGGACTGCGTCTAGGGATGCTATCGGCTCTCCTACCTTTGAAAAAACGCAACTACCTAATCTTATAAACGACATTGCTATGGTTAAGTACGGACCATTAACGCAAGACTTCCGTATGGCACGTTTCGTTAACAGATTCATATTCTTCTTGTTTGACAGTGACAAAGCTGTGGCTAACGCATTTGCTAATGTATTAACGGACGCAAGGTATTCTAAGAGAATTTTAGATAAGGCGGCTGAGATAGCTAGGAATAAGCTAGTACCTGAAGAAGAAGCGTTTAATACAGCGTTACTTTACGGATTGATGGCAGTCAGGGGCAACAGCAAATACTTTGAAGCTGATGACCCTGATGCCGAATTTATGAGAGATTTTAAAGAGCAAGCTGTTTTACAGCAGACTGAAGAGGGTTTGGGAGCTTCTCCAGATCAGAGACAATAGTATAGGCTACTGTTGAATCTATCTTGAACCACTCTCCACGAAACTCAGTAGCTTTCTTCTGAGCTATTAAATGAGCTTTCTGTTCACTTAAAGATTTGTCGCTACTTTTACTAGCACATAGCAATTCATAATCTCTTAAAGGGCTACTTGTTTGGTAGCCTTTTAACCTATCTTCCGCATCTACTGCCATTCCTATCTTAACCCATCCGGGCCATGCAGGATTAGTAACTGCGTACACATAACCTTCTTTAGCTTTGTCTAGATCTTTATGGCTCCATGCTTCCTCAAATGTTTTGTAACACCCGGGTTTATGCATAGGATGATTCTTAGAGATGTACTTGCCTGCTACGAACATACGAGTTGCGTTCTTTCTATTTTGAGAATCTAAAGATCGTCTCCGATTATCAGTAGGTTGTAGATACCACCACTTCCCATCTTCAAACATAATGTTCTTAGTTATCGGCATGGTTAGAAATCCTTTTCTGTTGTTTGATATAAGAGGCATTAAAACCTCTCATAAATTCTTTATGCATCAATGTTGATTGCTTAAATGGGCTATCCAGTCTTCCATTGTAAAAAGCTTTACAGCCCATTGAATAGGCATTTTGACAGTGTTTACTGAGATGTTTACCTTGCATAAATATTCCTTCTGTTATGCTTAATCCCAACCCCAATCATCGCCATGTAATCCATTGGCATTGTAGTCGGTTACTCTTCCTTCAAAGAAGTTCTTGTGTGACGCACCTGACACGACCCAATCTACCCAAGGTAGCGGGTTCTCTTTGACCTTCCAGTTACCCTTGAGACCCAACTGAATAAGCCTCCTGTCCGCGATGTAACGTATATACGACTTAACCTCTTCTGACGACAAGCCCTCAATAGGACCCATTTCAAACGCCAGATCGATAACTTTATCCTCAAGTTTAACAGCGTCACGGACCATCTGATATATGTCCTTTTTAAATTCGTCAGTAACGATACGAGGATGCTCTTCACAAAAAGTTCTAAATAGCTTAACCATTCCTTCACAATGGATGGTCTCATCACGAATACTCCATTCAACAATTTCACACATACCCCGCATTTTACCGTAGCGTTGATAATTTAATAACATAACAAAAGCAGAGAAAAGGCTCATGCCTTCATTGATAGCTGAACGAGCAACCGCTTTAGCTAAACCTGCAAGACTGTGTACGTCAATGTCCTGCATGAATTCAATCTTCTTAGCCATTTGCTTGTATTCTAAGAAAGCGTGAAACTCTTCTTCAGGGAGGCCAAGTGTGTCGTTTAGCAATGCATAGCTACGCTGATGAACAAATTCACGGTTAGCATAGCTTGTTAGCATCGCACGTATTTCATTGTTCCTAAATTTAGGAATATAAAATTCTAAGTAGTTTGTACCAACAGCTACATCAGACTGGGTAAACAATCTTAATATTTGTATGATGTGATTCTTCTCTTGATTGGTAATCGTGCCAGATTTCCATTGAGATACATCTTCTTGTAAGGATGCCTCCCATTCCCCCCAGTGAATCTTTTCGTGCGAGATAGCACGTTCTACAGCCCAAGGATATTTAAAAGGTTTATATACTACATTAGGTTCTAATAAGGACATTAATTATTCTCTACATTGTTGTCGTGGATAGTTTGTAATGCTTGATTGTATCTTTGGCGACTTATGGCTAACTCTGTAAGCAAGTACAAGAAAGCCTCATGGCAGTCATTCAAAAGTCTAGAGTAATCCGGATCTACATCTTTAATCGTGTCAATCCTACGAACAAGGTTCAGTACTTCTTCATTGTTCATTTTCTGCTCTATCCTTGACAGCTTAAACATTCTTCTAAATCCGCGCTAAAATCTACTAGTGCTTCTCTTTCAATTGACACGCCCGTCTTATCAGCAGTCTCTCCTGCATTAGTACGGTAATAATACAACCCCTTCAAACCTTTTTCCCACGCAATACGATGTACTTTGTTCACGTATTTAGGATCAATTCCTGAAGGAAAGAATAGATTAAGGGACTGACCTTGGCAGATAAAGTCCTGTCTAGCCGCCGCATGTTCAACCACCCACTGTTGGTTAATCTCAAATGCAGTTTTGTATACGTCTTTCTCTAACTGAGATAAGAAATCAAGATGCTGTACAGAACCATCATTTGCAATGATAGAATCCCATACTTTCTTTGTGTCTTTCTTGTGCTTAATTAAAAGTTCTTTTAAGTCTTCGTTGACGATAAGGTCCGCCCCGACACGAGTACGATGAGTATACGCATTAGACTTAATAGGCTCAATAGAAGCACTAGTGCCGCACAGGATAGAACTATTAGCGTTTGGTGCAATGGCGATAAGGTGTGCGTTGCGCATCCCCGTACCTTCCATGTCAGGAGCCTCGCCACGTTCCCGGGCAAGTTCTTTAGATGCTTCCACAGCTTCTTCGTTGATGTACTTGAACATATCATAGTTAATACTTGATGCTCCGTGCAAGCCTGACTCCCAAGGAATCATATTCTTTTGAAGATAGCTGTGAAAGCCCATAGCTCCTAAGCCTACTGATCTTTCCCGTTTAGCGGAGAAAACTGCTTTTTCAAGTTGGCTTGGAGCATTTCGGATAAAGAATTCCAGTATGTTGTCGAGCAGTCGGATAATGTCTCTAACCATTCCTGTTCCTTTCCACTCATCGTATTTTGCGAGGTTGACTGAGGAGAGGCAACAGACTGCTGTACGTTCTCGATCTGTAGCGAGATGGATTTCGTTGCAGAGGTTAGAGCCGTTAATCCGTAAGCCAAGTTTTCTTTGAGTTTCTGGTAAGCCTGCGTTGGCTGTGTCGATAAAGTTAATGTAAGGAGTCCCAGTTTTTGCCCGGTTTTTAAGTATTCTCTGCCAAAGTTTTCTAGCATCGAATGTATCTCGTGTAGTTCCGTCATCTGGGTCGATAAGGTTCCATTGTCTGTCTTGTTCGTTTTCATAAGTTAATTTCTCCATAAAATTATCAGTAACATTTACTGCAGGGAAAAGGTTAGGGCATTGACGATTAATGTCTCCGCCTTTAGCAGGGTCACGTACAGCAACAAATTCCCAAATATCTGGGTGACTAATATCCATGTACGCCGCATAACTACCCCTGCGAGTAGTCCCCTGATGGAAAGCAAGAATATCTGAATCTAAAGTCTTTAGAAACGGGATAGCTCCCGGAGACTTCTTACTTACACCACGAATGTCTGACCAATGTCCCCCGACTCCACCTCCTTTTACAGAAAGCCAAGCAACCTCAGACTTATGTTCAATAATCCCACGAACGTCATCAGGCACGTAAGAAAGGAAACAACTAATAGGCAAACCCCTAATCTCTCCACCGAATTTCGGAGCGTTGCTAAGTACTGGACTAGCAAACATAAACCATTGTTTCGACGCATAGTCATATATCCTCTGGGCAAAATCTATATCACCCTCACAATACGCTAACGCCGCACGAGCTAAAGCCTCTTGTGGGGACTTTTCTTCAGGTAACATATAGAAACCTCGCATGAGCTTGTCCCCTTGTTCAGTGAACAATTCATCACGAGAGTAATCTAATTTAATTCCTTTTAGTTCAGTCATCCACTTGTTCCTTATACATATTGAATAACTTATTTAAAATATGCCGCAGTTCTTTTGCCGCATGTTCTTCCTTTGGGGTAAAGCCTGCTTGATTGCTTTCAACCATCATCAGCATCTCATCGGCAAAACCTAATATTTTAAGTAGCTGTCCTTCAGGGACACGAAGATCAATCTTTCTTCTCATCACTTGCCTTCTTAGCAATTAAAAACTGCTCTAAGAATTCTGAGTACCAATCGATCTTGATAGCATTTTTAATAGGGGTATCTTTTTCATTAAAGCGGGAGGCATATTTGATGCAGTTACCTAGTAAGTACCCAGTGAACTGCTCAGGTGTTAACACAGCCTTAATAAACTCGATAGTCTCAATACCGTTTTCTTTCTTGTAATGAGAGGGATTTTTAATTTCGTCTAATGTCTCGACTAGAGTTGCTCTATTGTTTTCGTCGAGCCTTACAGTTATAGTGTCTTGAGTATCTAAGTCAATTAAGTTTATTGTGGATATATCATCTAAATGGAATTCATCGCTCATTGCACACCC